TTTTTTTTAATTGCGTTTATCCGCCTCCAGCTAGTTACAGCCTCAATCCATTTATATTTGTACCCGTTCTGTCTGAGCCATTCTTGGGCATCGACATCGGATTGTGCGAGGGACTTTGGAGGCTCTATACCAAGGTTCAGGCACTCTTCGTCGAAGGCGGCTCTACTTAGGAGGGGTTTTTCCCCCGCCCAAGGTATGTTGCTCTCTGCATCGAAAAGCCTTTGGTTGATGGTCTCTAGCTGTTTGGCTAGAAGATCTGTATCCATGGGCAGCCCCCTTTGAATGATTCTGCGGTTAGTCAGGCTAATGAGCTTCTCAGTATCGGGCCACTGGTCATTATACTTCTGCCAAAGTTTGAGGCACAGCTCAGAGTCCTTCAGGGCATACTCACTTACTTCCTTCTGGAACTCCTCTGTCATGTTCTCCCATCGCTTCGCCGCCATGTTGTCGCGGGTAGTTTTGGAGATCTCCAGATCAAAGGCTTCCGCCGTCGCGTTCTTCAGGGCGCGGGGAAGCCCACAAGCAGCAGCCATGTCAGCGGTGCAATGCCACTCTGCAAAGTCAACTTTCGGCCACCAGTCTTTCTCTACTCCAAAGAAATAGAGTGTTTCGTCGAAGGACGCATTGTGGGAGAGAACGCGGTTCCCTTCAAGTAAACCCCAGTCAAAATCTTTGGGGTGGCCAACAAACTCGTGGCCGTTGTCGCCCACGACAGACACCATATAAGCGTCAAAGTCGGGGTGAGAAAAATAGCCCAGCGGGCCTAGCCGCTTGATTGAGCAGCTCTTGTCATAATAGGACTCAAAGTCCAAGGCATAGGTTTCCATCTAATCATAAAGAAAAAGCCCACCCCGATGGAAAATGGGTCGGGGTGGGCTATTAAGGGTGTTAGGAGTCTAACGGTAACTCCATTTGAAGCTCTTCCGACTTCTCCAAGATAGCTTGTCTGATGACACGCAGTTTATGGAGCGTCAGTTCTGCTTCGTTTCGTTTCTCTTCCAGCTCCGAAATCATTGTTTCCAATGATGCGGCTTCTTCGAAAAGAACTTTGTTCTCTTCAGGAAGAGTTACTACAGGTAGGTCTGAGACATCAGGCATTACGCGAAGGACTCTACGAATGCTTTAACGGCTTCAGACGGCTCGTCTTGGGTGATTCCCAGAGACGGCGCGAACCAACTGTATTTACCACGGCTTATCAAGGAGCTTTTGAACTCCCAGACTCGGTGCTGCAAAGAAGCCTTCGGGTTGAAGGCCGCGAACGTAGCCAGACGCTTGAACGTCTGGCGGTAAGCGTCCTTCGCTACGTTGATGCGACCGATTGCGTAGTTCTCTTCGCCGATAGCGAAGGGGTACGCGGCCTCATCGTCGTTACCTTCCGGCTGACGGAACAGCAGGGTGATTTCAGCGAATTCGAGCATATCGTATTCGCTGTTCTGGTCGATTTGGTTGGCTTCCTCTTGCGTGTAAGCAATTCGAGGAATCTCATCCGAATCGTAGTCAATGTTCTCCCGCCACCCCTTAATGACGGAAAGAACAGTAACAGGGACCGATTGGTCCGCTTCAGCAAGGGTGTGCTGTTTGTCGAGCACCACGGCCCCCAAGGGGGCCTCGATGTCCGATGTCTTTTGCACCACGTTGATACGAGGTACGTCGATATCGCTGGAAGCGATGGCGATGCCACTAGCGTTGCTGGCGGCTAGTTCCGAAGTTGGAACTTCTGCGATGGCAGTATCTTGTTTCTTACTCACTGTTTCTTGTTTCTTGTTTCTTGTTATTGACTGACAATCGAGAACCGTTCGTCAGACGTGCGGATGATGCCCGCGCTTTCACAGGCGTCAATAAAATTGTGCTCTCTTTCTTTCTTTTCTCCTTTTGGGGCAGAAGACCCCACAGCTTTCGCTACCTTCGCCAATGGGAAGCTAGCATACTCAAGTAGGGATTTTTGGGTCATTCCGAATTCTTCCGCAATCTGCGTAAGCGTAGTATTATCTGTTATCTTTCTGGACTTACCCATCGACCTAAGTTTCAGGCCGTCCAGTTCTACTCCATCCATGGCTGCTTCCTTTGCGCGTTCTTTAATACGAGCAGCCCAGTTCTCCACGATCTTGGCAATGTTGAAAAGTTCTGACAGCCGCGCAGGGTCATCAATGTTCTCCAAATCCACATCAGGGATCGTGGAGTCGAGCTTCTTCGCTACGTCGAGGACCAGCCCTCCCAAAGCAGGGCAAGCGTCTTCGTGTTTGCAGAACCGACAGTACTGAGTCGGGGTGCAGTCCTTGAGGTCTATCTCTCCTTTGGCCCACTTGGGCCGAACTTCTTCGCCCCTCTTGATAACATCACTCAACTCCTGAATAAGACCAGCTAAGTCATCCCGGCTGAATGTGTGGTGCAAAGAGTCGTTATGTTGTGGCACATAAAACACAAAGACGATCTTCTCGATATCCTTGTATTTCTGGAAGGCCCCGACTGCATAAGCCTTGGCTTGCCAATTCTTGTTAGGCGGGTCGATAATGCTGATGCCTGTTTTGTAATCAGCCATCACAGCCTCGTTACCGGACTCAAGGATTAGAAATCTGTCACAGGTACCCCATGTCTTTGTGCCGTCCAGCTCAACATCAACTTGAATCTCGTTGTGCTCTTCCTTAACAGTCGAGAAGTTGCCCATGAAGTCTGCCTCCATCTCCACGATCTGATCGTAGATCTCCGTCTCTTTTTCGTTATGCAATGCAGATGGGTCGCGAACTTCTAATGCTTCGTGAATGCGGGTGCCCATTTCAGCGGCGGCTGAAGTCCCGCTCTTCCCTTCGTATGCTGCACATGCGGCAACATACTTGAGGGAAGAGGGGGAGAACTCAGCGTGTCCTCTGGAACTATGGTCTGGTTTAGTCTGCATTGTGTATTTCTTTTAATCGTTCCTCAAATGCCACGATGTCTTCTAGTGGCGGGGTGCCCCGCATTGCTTCTTCGACACCTCGCTTCATGCCCATCTCGATGGCATTCATGGTATCAGGTCCAGTGCATAGGGCTTTGTCTATGCCGTTTATTATTGCCTGACGAATAAGATGCGGCATATAGCAGTTTTCGTTGACGTTTTCGGGATCAAACAGGTCGTGGATAGATCCCCTTATCGCGTCGTTTATCGCGTTATACACGACTTGCTGCATTTCTTTGGTGTTTAGGTCAATGTTCATTTCGTTGGTTGTTGTTTAGGAGTGGAGAATGTTAAGGTTTGTCAGCCGTTTTCCAACTGCTTTCATCACGGCCTCTTCGACACTTTTGTTTGCTACGAGGATCTTCTGGATGGCGTCACTTTTGGCCCCATTGCGGTGTATGCGTCCCAGAGTTTGGAGGTGGTTCTTAGCTGAGAACGATGGGCATATTAGCGACACCCTCTGCCTGTTACCGTTTGTGTCGTGTAGAGAAATGCCAGTTCCTCCCGCCGCGATGTTTACAACCAAGACATGCTTTTCATCGTTTTGGAATCGGTCTATGGCGTTCTGCCTATCCTCCGCTGACTGGCCTCCTTCGATTCTACCGCACCCCAGATTCTGGCAAAGTGTTTGGACTGTTTCAGAGAAATTGACAAAGATAACCACACTCTTGCCTTCCAAGACAAGAGCTTCGGCCATATCGACGATATCAGGTATTTTGAAGGACTCAGCCAGTTGGCGCGCGCGGAGTATGTTCACCAATACATGTTCACTATCTTCAACCGTCCCGTTCTCAATATACTGTTGGACAATCTCAGGGGTGATCCCTGCTTTCGCGTAAGCGGATCGGATCTTAGAGGAGTTGCTGAACTCAATGGTCTCGATGATCACGCGGTTATTTTTGAACGAGTCGGGGAAATCGTCCACAGTGAGTTTAGCCACGTTTTTTCCATACATTTGATTACGTAAGATAGGGAGGACAGACCTTTTAATAAGCTCCCATTTCCCCCATTCGTTTTGGCGGCAGCCGTTTCGCATCATCCACGAGTACCAACTTTGTAGGCCTTTTTCTGTTTTGTTCAGCGAGTGGAGCCCCAGCATATATCCTAAGCCCCTCATCTCAGTGGGGTCTTCTGCTGCGGTAGCTGACATGCCGTGTACTGAATAACCTTGCTGAATAAGGGAGATAACGAGCTGGGCATTCTGGGTGTAGGGCCCTTTGCATTTGTGGATCTCGTCGATTAAAACAAGAGTGTTATCTGGCAAGGACCACCTCATTATCTTCTTCCCCGCTTTTTTCATGTACGGTGTTTTTCCCGTCCGTATCTTCTCGAAATTCAGAACAAAGACTGGGTCCACGCCCGTCTCGTTCATCTCGCGTTCCCAAGAAGGTACAACAGCTTTGGGGCATATGACGGCCACGGGGCGGTCGAGGGTTTTAGCCATCTGGCAAGCAACCACGGTTTTGCCAACCCCAGTGTGGGATGTGTCGCATGTGTTGTCTCCTTGCTGTTGCTGGGCGACGAAGAAATCGTGCAGGTCTTTTTGTTTTGGGAAAAGTGTTTTCATTAGTGCAGGCGGCTATTAAACATGGCGTGGATTAGAATAAGCCCTAGTTTGGAGGGAGAGAATCTAGGGGCACGGCCGAACCCTTTGTATATCTTGCGGTGTTTTTCTGGCGTCAGGATGACGACCTCGTCTTCTTGGGCCCTCCCTATTCGGAACCCCGACTCAAAAGCTGCATCGATAGCTTTAGACCACAGTGGGGCTTTGTTGGGTAGCGTAATATCGTGAAGCTCAAAAAACTGAGCCACTGTCTTTGGTGTGTGATGTTTTGGCACTGCCTATGCCCTTAGCACACCTTGGGGCTCTCCCCCATAAAAAAATCAACTTTTTTCTAGCACTGACGGGGTGGGTCGCGGCAAACCGGTGGCCCAGCAAGAGTTTAGAAGCCCACCTATATGGTTCGCTACCACCCCGTCAGCACTAAGTATCACACACGGCACTGACAAGTGCGGGGGGCACTATGTGGAGAAGACTATTTCCCGTCAACTCTTTTCTTCCCCCTTATGTAGTGGGCGATTAAAAAAGCGTCGATCATGCCGTCATGCGGGGTGCGGCACCTCTTGTTCTTTAGCCAGTTTTCTGAGGGTTCGAGTTCCTTGGCTTTATCCAGTGCGGCCTGCTTAGATTTCCCTTTGGGGACATACCCCAGTATGGTTTTCTGCCATTTATGGACGCTGACTCTTACTGTCTCAAAGCCTTTGCACTCGGACATACCCAGTAACTTGCCGAATGAAATAGCCATAGAGCGAACCGCTTGGGAGCTTTTTGCGTGAGCCAGTGGTTCTTCGATAGCGAGGACAAAGGGGGTGTTAAAAGCCACTAACCACTCGTGGACTTTGCGTATGTCAATTTCGCGCTTTTTGCTCCGCTGCTGGCAGGGCATCGCGATTTTGTCGATCAGGCTGCCGTCGAACTGGGCTATCGCGCAAAGTCCGCCGTCCAGCCCGTTATCGACACCCACAATCATTTCTGTGTTTGCAGTGGTAGGCTTGCTGGTTTCTCTGTCGCCAACCATCCGCACTGGTCAATGCTTGCTCTCATTCGGCCCATGTGCTTGGTCAGAAGGACCAATGTGTTCTGATCATCGGTCAGTTCTTTGTCTAGCAGATTGGCTCTGTCCAAGAGCCAGTTTGCAAGTTCCCGACATTCGGCTGCACATTTTTTTCTACGGGCCTCCCTGACAATTTCTAAGTTCATCGTTACTATTTTTTGATTTCCGTTTCTTCTCTTAACAAGGCTTTGCAGAGGATTGCGTAATTTACAATGTCATCACATGCATCCTCCACTGACTCATTGTGGACTCGCAAGGAGCCATCGGCCACGAACGAGCGAATCCTCATCAACTTATCCTGCACCCGAAGCAGGAGCCCGGTTGCAGGGTGCAGACCCAAGGATCGGGATGCCTTGAAGTTCTCCAACGCATCGGTTGCTTCAGACCCACCAGTGTAGTCGCTATTCTTTCTCCGCATGATGTCTCGTGCGGTTTCGCAGGTTTCCTCGTGGAGTTTAAGTAGCTGATCGGTATTCATTCTGGCAAGGCCTTAAAAGACACAAAAACGCCATCTCCTTCTGAAGGGACTTCTAGGTCAACTCCTTTTTCCAGAAGACGGAGAAAACAAATTTCTTTCCAACAGTCGGGTACTACTCGGTAGTAAGAACCCTGAGCCACAGTGACTCTGTAGACGAACCTATTTTCATGTAGGTTTTTCCGGCGCAATACAGAGGGGTTCTTTACCACATGACGCTGCTGAAACATCGCATCAAGTTTTTAAAAACGCGGGTGCTGTGTCACCTTTAGCGTTTTGCGCTATATAGTCAATTAAATTGTAGGCAGACTTTTTCGATATATGCCACTTTTTAGCTAGGATATGGGATGCTAATTCGTGGCTATAACAAGCTATAGGGGGGCCGTTAGGGTGACGTATTACGCCCATATACGCTTCAGATATGGCTGGCAGGATAGATATTACATATTCGCCCTCTGTATCTTCGGCTCCATTGAATTCTAAAGAGAACCTATCCCCCCAGTTCATCTTTACTGGTGTCCTCCACGTCAATAATCGGTTTATCAGATACCCGCTTTTTGCCGTCTTGGTCGGTAGAATTGTTAAGGATTGAAATGTCGATCTGCATCCGGCCACCGCCTCCCCCTGTCTTTGCGTTCAAGCCAAGGTTACGTCGGATCAGCTGATCCAGTTCAGACATCTCGCGTATGGTCCTTGGCCCGCGCACCATGCTCATGCTGTCGCGAAGGAGCTTAATCCCTGCGGCAGCAACGTAGTGCTGGTATTTGTCGGCGGGTGAGTTTTGGGATTCCGCTATCTCTGCAAGAACCTGATCTTCTTTTTCAGAGGCAGCGAGTCTGGCTTCCGTCGCGGCCTGTTGGGTCATGTCTGAGAGTTTTACTTCCAGTTTCTCCTTTAGTTGGTCCTTGTCGGGGTTTACATTAGGTAAGTTGAAACCTGCTTTTTTTGGGGGGAGGCCTAACTTGCGGAACCAGCGCCGCACTGTGTTCTGGTGAACCCCAAGATGCCGCCCAATAGCTGCATTTGTCATGCCCTGCGCGTTCATCTCTAGGGCCTTTTGAACTATCTCGGTGTTGCCTTCGTTCTTGTCCGCCATTGTAAAATTTGTAGATTTATATCTAGTTCTATCATGCCTTCCGATCCAACCAAACGCAAGCGTGTTATAGAGCCACGCATTGACCCCAAGACAAAAAAGATGGATGTGGGAGGGCTACTAATCCCACCCACCAGTGTTCTAACGGCTCTGCTATATGGGTTTGCCCACCACCCCCGCGCCTTAGCCCGTGAATATTATTTTTGGAGGATATGTGATGAACTCTGGAACCATGATGATCTGCCTGAACCTTTGATGGTTCGCCACCCATGGGCAGAGCAAATGATTCGTTCGGCCATCCACAACAAATACCTGTCAGTAGGGGGGTCAGCATCATCGGGTAAATCACATACAATGGCAGCGTGGGGGATTGTCAACTGGTTATCCCAGCCTCGCGACACTCTGGTATTGATGACTTCTACCACTTTGCGGGAAGCGCGCAAACGAATATGGGGCTCAGTGATCTCACTCTTGTCAGTGATTGAGGGGGCACCAATCAAGATTCGGGATTCAATTGGAAACGCGGCTTATGTCGATGAACGCGAAAACCTTATTGAGCGGGCGGGTCTGTCGCTGATCGCGGCGGAAAAGTCTAAGACAAGGGAAGCCGTAGGTAAGTTTATTGGTATTAAACAGAAGAGGGTGATTCTGATTGGCGATGAGTTGTCTGAGCTGTCAGAGGCCATTTTGAATGCGGGTCTGACTAACTTGTCGAAAAACCCGTTTTTCCAGATGATCGGGATGTCCAACCCGAACTCGCGGTTTGATGCTTTCGGCGTGTGGTCAGAGCCCAAGGACGGCTGGGAGTCAGTCGATATTCAGACAGCAGACGAGTGGGACACCAAGTGGGGTGGGAAATACATCCGACTCGATGGAGAGCGTAGCCCCAACATCCTTTTAGGAGAAACTAAATATCCTTGGCTCCCGACAGCGGAGAAACTGGAAGAAGACCGTATACTGCTGGGCACGGAGTCGCGGGGCTACATGCGGATGATCAGAGCGGTTTTCTTCGATTCTGACGAAACCACAGGGATTTACGCTGAGTCAGAGCTAACCAACTGTGGGGCAATGGGTAAGATAGAATGGGAGGGCAAACCTACCATGGTGGCTGGGATTGACCCCGCTTTTACAAATGGAGGGGACCGGACCATCCTCTCAATTGCGGAGGTGGGCTACGCTAGAAACGGCCAATACGTCTGTCAGTTTGTGGATGCTGTTCATCTGAACGATGACGCAACGAACAAGGCAGTCCCGCGCACCTACCAGATTGTTCAGCAGATCATAGATCACTGTAAACGTAAGGGGGTCAGCCCAGAGAATGTGGCTGTGGATGCTACCGGAGCGGGGGCTCCTTTCTGCGATGTGCTGGCGGGGGAATGGAGTCCAAACTTCATGCGGGTGACTTTCGGGGGCAAGGCATCTGACAAACGTGTTTCTATGAACAGTCAATTGACTGGGGAAGAACTCTACACCAACCGTGTGTCTGAACTTTGGTTCGTGGGTAAGGAGCTTATGAGGACTCGCCAGATATACGGGATCAGCTCAGATCTCGCCCAAGAGATGTGTGCCCGTAATTACGATATGATAAAATCTGGTTCCCTTAAGGTGAAAATTGAATCCAAGCCAGATTTCAAGGCTCGTTTTGGCCGAAGCCCTGACTTGGCTGATGCGGCCTTCCTCGCTCTGGACTGTGCTAGACAGCGTTTAGGGCTCGTGGCAGTTGACCCACCGAAAGACGATCAGGGTAAGGGGTACAGGAAACGGGTTACAATCAAATCGCTGGGTGGGGCGCTCCAGAACTCCGACACGAGCCTGCTCTCCTGACCCGAACTCAAAAAGTCCCCGCCAAATACCCTTGGTACAAATGATTTTAACATATGTACCAAGGGTAAATCGGGAGGAGTTTTTCAAACCGGTTTCACTGGTTCAGCCCTCCCCCCGCTAGAATTGACAATTATAGACTATAAGAGTAATTTAAAGTTTGTGGCTGCAAAAAGGTTCAAACGCCTACCTTCCGGCAGAATCCAGTATATGGGGGAGACCTACGCTGGGTTCAATAAGCCTAAGCGAGCCCCAAAGGGCTCGAAGAAAAAATTCGTCGTGCTGGGCAAGCAAGGCGACAAGATTAAAAAAGTTTCGTACGGACATCGTGATTACAGCGATTTCCGTCAGCACAAGAATCCTAAACGCCGCGCTAATTTTAGAGCGAGGCATAACTGCAAAACCGCAAAAGATAAAACAACTGCCCGCTATTGGGCTTGCAAACACCTTTGGTAATCATGGCTAACGGAGACGATAAAGACGATATACGTAAGAGGGTACTTCGCGTACAGCGGTCAAAGGATAGGCCCGACCCAGTCGCGGATGTCGCTAAGGCCGCTGGTGGCCTTGTTGCGGAAGGAGGCCGACGTTTTGTCGAACTGAATCGCGCCGTCGGCGATGTCGTCACACGCCCTTACAATCCACGCACACAGGCAATCATAGATAAACTAACTCCGTCTTATGAGGGGGCGACTCCTGAACAGATGGAAAAT